CATGCCAAAGGGACCATTACCGCCAATACGTTTACACAGCTTCGGGACAAGAGTTGGGCGTCGATTCAGCGCTGGACCAAGATGTGTCTGACCCGCGACTGGTTTACCGTGACCAGCGACCGGATGTATCACACCAATTACAAGGATTCGTGGTTCTGTTCCGCCCAAAGCTGCAAGGAAGAGAACTCTGAAGCGTTTTCGGGTCAGCACGCCGCCGATTCGACGTCGTTTTACGTCGTCGATGAAAGCAGTGCGGTCCCGGACAAGATTTTCGAGGTCGCGGAAGGTGGCTTGACGGACGGGGAGCCAATGATGTTTGTCTTTGGCAACCCCACGCGGTCTACCGGCGCGTTTCATCGTATCTGTTTTGGATCGCTGCGGAAGCGGTGGGAGAGTGTGCAGATCGACAGTCGGGAATGTCGCTTTACCAATAAGGCGCAACTCAAGGAATGGGCGGATGATTATGGAGAAGAATCGGACTTTTATCGGGTGCGGGTCCGGGGTCTGCCTCCGGCGGCGTCTGACTTGCAGTTTATCAGCAGCGAGTTGGTCTATGCGGCACAAAAGCGTCAGCCGATGATCTTGAGCGATGAGCCGCTGGTGTGTGGTCTGGATGTCGCACGGGGCGGAGAAGATCATTCGGTATTTCGCTTTCGCTGCGGCGGCGATGCGCGAAGTGTTCCCGCAATTCGACTGGCAGGAGGCGAAACCCGCGACACGATGCGGTTGGTAACGCTGGCTGCTGACGTGCTGGAACGGGACTTTGGTGGGAGGCGAATTGGTACGATGTTTGTGGATGGTACCGGTATCGGGGGGCCGATTGTCGATAGGCTACGCCAGTTGGGACACAAAAATGTCGTCGAAGTGCAATTTGGTGCAAAAAGTCCTTCGACAAAGTTCGCAAATATGCGAAGTTATATGTGGGGGAAGTGTCGGGAATGGCTGGCACGCGGCGCGATTGATAAAGCGTCACGACTTGAATATGATTTAACCGGACCCGGCTACAAGCATGATGGCCGAGATCGAGTCATCTTGGAATCGAAAGAGCAGATGAAAGGGCGCGGCATTGATTCTCCGGATGACGGAGACGCCTTGGCGCTGACGTTTGCAGCCTCTACGGTATTGCGGAATGTTCCATTTCTGAATCGCACCCAAAAGTCTAAGGGCTGGCGACAAAGTTGGATGAGTCACTAATTATGGCGGCAAAAAATCAAGAAAAATCCAGAGATTTTCTCAATACCGCGATGGATCGCTGGCGGAGTTGCGATACTGCCGAGTCGAATCAGCGCGAAGAAGGCGAAAAAGACCTCCGCTTCCTCAATCTCGAACAGTGGGACCCGCAGGACGAACGGGATCGGGAAGATCGCCCGACGCTGGTCATTGACCAGATCGGGGAACCCTTTCGCCAGTTGATTGGCCGTCAAAAGGCTGCCAAACCCAGTATTCAGGCGGTGCCGGTGGATTCCGGGGCCGATGTGGACACGGCGGAGGTCTATCAGGGCCTCATTCGCCATATTGAGAACAAAGGTCACGCGAAAGTTGCGCGGGATGAGGCGTTTAAGGCGGCGGTGGCCGTAGGTTTTGGGTATTACCGTATTGTCACAGATTATGAGAATGAAGGGGATGCGACGGCTCCGGTGGACAGTCTGTTTGACCAGTCCATCAAGTATCAGCCGATTGAAAACCCGATGGCCGTCTTTCGGGACCCGGCCTGTCCTCTCCATGAACCGGAAAAGTGCCGCTTTGTCTTTATTGTGGAAAATATTCCCAAATCAGATTTTGAAGAGCGCTATCCGAACGCCATTTCGAGCAGTGAAGCCGCGTTTCAAAGCACCGGACTTGAAATGCCGGAGTGGTATCCCGAAGATTCCGTGCGGATTGCCGATTATTTCTACATCGAAACCAAAAAAGGTCCCGAAGTCGTACTGATTCGGACACCGAACAATCAGGAATTTACTGTCCCTGCCGATCAGGTGCCGGAAGGCGTGGAAATCGTCCAGCGACGGCATCTCTACTTCCGGTCAGTGAAGCTGGCGAAAATCAGTGGCGCGGAAATTCTGGAAGGCAATCCTGCCAAAACCGCAGGTCGAGACTGGCCGGGGATGTTTATTCCCGTCGTTCCCATTTGGGGTGAGGCTTTGGTGGTTGATGGGCGACGGACGTTGCGCGGGATTGTGCGTGCTGCCCGTGATCCGCAGCGGATGTATAACTATCAGAATTCTGAACTGGTCTACGAACTCGCACTGAGTCCGAAATCCAAGGTCCTAGCTCCTGTTGAAGCGATTGAGGGGTTGGAGGATATGTGGAAAGAAGCGGCGCGGATGCCGTTTCCGGCGCTCCTTACGAAAGCCTTTGACGCGGAAGGCCGAGCATTACCGTCCCCAACGGTCGCCCAATTTACTGATCCGAACAAGATTCAGGCGCTCGTTGTGGCGATTAACCAGCATAAGTCCGATCTTCGGACGACGACCGGCTGGTATGACGCCACCGACCCGAATCGACGCGGAGCCGATCAAAGCGGTAAGGCGATTTTGGCGCGGAAGGAATCGCAGGCTGAAGGCAATACGAATTATCATGAAAACTTTGGGGAAGCCCTGAATTATGAAGGAATGATTCTTCTTGACCTCATTCCCAAGATTTATACCCGACCGGGGCGTGTACTGCGACTCGCTGGTCTGGAAGATGATACCCAATCGAAAATGGCGACAATGGGGGAACCATATCGCGGAGAAAATGGCGCGAGTCGAATTTACGAGTGGGGTGTCGGACGGTATGATGTGGCAATTACAGTCGGCGCAAGTTATACGACACGACGGCAGGAAGCCGCTGCATGGCAACTCGATCTAATGAAAGTGCTACCCCCACAGATGGCCGCGGCAATGGCTCCGATTGCGGTCAAGAACATTGACGGACCGGGTAATCAGGAAATCGCTAAACGCCTCAACCAGACATTGCCTCCAGAACTACAGGGCGACAAGGAAGAAGCGCCGATTCCGCCTGAAATTCAACAGCAGCTTCAGCAATCTGAGCAGATGATTCAACAATTAACGCAGCGCGTAACCGAACTGGATGGAGCCATCCAGATGGATGAAGTGAAGGCGCAGAAGGAGTTGACTCGGACGCGAGAATCCGATCAGGCCAAGGAACGAGTAGCGCGGATTCAGGCTGAATCGGAGATGGCGCGTACGCGGATGGAGCTGATCAAGGAAATGATGAAGATTGACGCCGCCGGTGGTACTGCCATGGCGCAGGAAGAAACCAAGCGTTTACTTAAGTTAGCCGATTTGGAAGTGGCGATGGATACGGCGATGGGACAGGCGATAACCGCCCCACCAGAACAAGCGGGTCCTCCGCCGGGACCTGAAGGCATGATGCCGCCGGAAGGACCGCCGATGGGACCACCGGGAATGGGTGGACCACCTCCGCCGGGACCACCGATGGGACCAGAGGGGCCGCCAATGCCAGAAGAAGGGCCACCGATGATGCCACCACAAGGTCCTCCGATGGTCTAAAGGATTATCATGCCATTAAAAACTGGTTCAAGTAAGCAGGCTGTGAGTGGTAATATTCGGACATTGCGTCACGAAGGCTATAAACCGAAACAGGCGGTCGCCATTGCAATGAGCAAGGCAGGCAAGGCAAGGAAGCCAAAAAAACGGAGGGCAAATGCCACCTAAAAAGAAACCACGACCGTCGAAAAAACCGCCGAAGATGCGGTATTGATTTTGAGCTTGGAAGGGAAACAGAAGGTACGACGCGTGCAATCCACTGTGTGAACCCTGAAACTGAAGAGGCAGGTGACACGACCTCTTCCAAGCTCTTTTTGGTGTCGCACCGACCACAATGAGGTGCGGGAAAGAAGAACATGGCTCCTGAAACAGAAGAAACGACACAAGACGCAGTTGAAACTACGTCAGAGGCTCCTCCGGTTACACCGGAAGAAACCGGGGCGGAACCCGTTGATGCACCGCCAGTGAACGAACTGGCTGAGTTTCGTGCAGCACGGAAAGCCGAACAAAATGGAGAGGTGTCTGACGACGCAGAAGCGAAGCCACCTGCTCAAGAAACGGCGACTGAGGAATCTGAACCTATCGCTACCGAGACAATTGATCCGGACAAGCATGTCTATGATCCGGATACTGGCGAAGTGTTGGATCGTCGGACACGGGCGGCAAAACGTATTGAGGTCTTACTGAGGGAGCGTCATCTTCTTCGTCAGCAGCTTGCGGGTCAGCAGCCACCTTCCGAGGTGCCTGCCCAAACGCCTGCGCCAGAGGCGCAAGCGGCTCCCGCGGAAGAGCCAGAGCCAACCTTGGAACAATTTAGTCAGGAACCTGATCCGTATGCGGCATTTATGGCCGCGAATGCACGCTGGCACGCCCGACAGGAATTTCAGAAACAAACCGATCAACAATCTACGGCGAACCGTACCGCGCAGGTAGAAGCACGGGTCCAAGATGCACAATCCTCTTGGGACGGCAAACTCGATGAGGTACGAACACGGCTTCCCGATTTCGACAAGGCGTACAATCATATGTATCAAGCGTTGCCCACCGATGGCAGGCAGCGTCCCTTGGTCGAAACGCTCCTTACATCGTCCATCGGTCACGATTTGGCCCATTATTTGGGAACGAACCCCCAAGCGGTCACGGACTTGTACAACCAGCCTACGCTCAAGGCGCATCTTCGGGCGATTGGAAAAATCGAAGCGCAGGTAGAAGCACGATTGACGAACAATTCGGCTACTCCTGCATCAACTCCTGTAGTGACTCCTTCACCACCCATGAATCCGGTCGGTGGGGGCGCTACATCCACTAATTATGACAGTCGGTCGGCAACTCTGGCTCAATTCCGCAAACGTCACGGAGTGCGCGGTGGACGACGGAGTGTCTGAGGTGGATTTTCATAAAGGTAAGTGATGGCGAATAATCTACCCACAATAGATGACATCACGTTAGCTGCACTAGATGTGTTTGAAAACAACCTCTATGCTGCTAAGTGTTGTAGTCGAAAGCTCGAAGGCGACTTCGGGTCGAAGGGTGGTCAGATTGGTGATTCGCTCCGGATTAGAAAACCGGCGCAGTTCACCGTTCGGACCGGCCAGGCGTGGGCGGGGCAGGACATTGAAGAGCAGACCGATACGCTGACATTAGATCGTCAGCAAGGTGTCGACTTTTCTATGACCTCAAAGGAGCGCAAGCTGGATTTGAACAGCTTGACACAGCAGGTGTTAAAGCCTGCGATTGTCCGACTGGCGAATGAAGTCGATGCAAACATCCTTGAAGATGTGACCAAGGCGACATTCAATGCAGTCGGCACTCCGGGAACGACTCCGACCACCATGGCAACCTACATTGACGCAGGCGTCAAGCTGACGAACTTCACCTGCCCCCGTGGCAATGGTGAACGGCACTTGATGGTCAATGCGGAGATGGAAGGTGATATTGCCTATGCGTTGAGAGACTACTTTCATCGCGCAGGTAAAATTAACGAGGTGTTCGATAAAGCTGAAGTGTCGGATTATGTGGCAGGCTACAACTGGTATACCGACCAGAACGTCTACACACATACCGTCGGCACCTATGCTGGCACCCCGTTGGTCAATGGTGCCAGTCAAACGGGATCAAGTCTGATCACGGATGGCTGGTCAAGTGGTGCGTCCAACCTGACGGTGGGCGACCGCTTTACGATTGCCAGCGTGTTTAGTGTCAATCCGGTCACCAAGGCAACACTGTCTGAGCTTCAGCAGTTTGTCGTGACCACGGCAGTCAGTGACTCCACCGGTGATATGACGATTAGCATTTCGCCATCCATCGTGGGACCGGGCGAACGGTTCCAGAACGTCAGCGCACTGCCAGCAGATGGCGCAGCCATTACGGTGTTCGGGACCACTGGGAATGTCTATTCTCAGGGTGTCGCGTTCAACGAAGAAGCTGTGGCCTTGGCAATCGTGCCGCTAGAACGTCCCAAGGGTGTGAATCAGGCTTCGATGAAGTATGACTCACAGTCGGGTGTCGGTCTGCGGTATATCGAATGGTATGACGGCGATTCCGATATCTGGAAGAGTCGTTTTGACGTCCTCTATGGCATCAAGACCCAACGACCAGAGTGGTCGGTGGCGATTGCGGCTGCTTAACAGAAAAGGAAGGTGTGGTATGCGTAAATTCTTCTTTGTTCTGCTAGTGGCTGGCTTCTTTGTGGGCATGTCACAGCAGGTTGATGCACAGACATACATGACACGCACGACCCTCAGTGCGGCCATCAATAACTCCCAGTCGACGATTACGGTCGCGTCCGGGACGAATTTTTCGGCTGGACAGTTTGTGTGGGTCAATGACGAAGCGATGCAGATTTCGTCCGTGTCCGGTACGTCGATTCGCGTCATTCGCGGCATCCTTGGGACTCGCGCCCAAGCGCAGGCGAGTGGAGATGCGGCCTTTACGGGGGCTGGCAACCATTTTCAACAGGTTGATCCAGAAACCGGCGAGGCGTGTTCAGAAGGCACAGGGCAAGCCCTGTATCTTCCGTGGATCAATGTGCAACGCGCAATTCTCTGGCAGTGTTACTCCAGTGCATGGCGTGGCGCACGTGCGGCGGTTCTTGTCGAGAGTTCAACCCCGACAACTGTGCCGTAGCGTATGACAGTAGGAAAACTTCTGGTGGTGACGCTCTTCCTTGTGTGGAGCGTCACCACTGTGAGTCAGGTCTTTCGGTGGGGCCATCCTCTGCATCTGTGGCGGCAAGCCATTGAGGAATCTCCCAACAAACCACGTCCGTGGAACAACCTGGGAGCGCACTATCTCCTTGACCGCGCCGAATACTTTGCCATTGAGTGTTTTCAGCGCTCGACGCGCTTGGCGCAACATCCTGACCGTTCATACAGTGAACGCGCCAGTGGGATTTCGGTCGCCCAAACCAATCTGGCATTACTCGAAGCGCAACGTGGAGAATACGACCGGGCGTTAGCACGGTTGACTCCGGTCATGAACTTATACAAGTTACAGGAAACGATTGCGGCGCACGCATGGATTACCAGACAGAAGACTATCGCCTCTCAATAGCCCTGTTTGTGACCTTGGCCTTCTGCATGTATTTGCCGTTGAAGGCTGCGCCATTCGCCTACGAAGATGTACGCTGGCTCGGATCAGTCCATCAGGAGATTCTCTGGACGTGGCCAAGCCGCGCTTTCACCAATTTTAGTTTTCAACTGCAGGCTGAACTCCCGGCATCCTTTGGCTGGCCGGTGAGTCCGACGTGGTTTCACATGCTGAACGTGGGCGTTCATCTAATAAACAGCGCCTTACTTGCCATTATTGCGATTCCAATGATTGGGCGCCTAGGGTCTATCCTTGCCTCCGGGATGTTTGCGCTTCACCCGCTTCAGACCGAAGCGGTGAGTTATGTGGCAGCGCGAGGGGATTTACTCCTGACGTGCTGCGCCTTGGTGGCTCTGTGGGGTCTTCGCAACGGACAACGGGGCTTGGTGATAACCGCCGTCGCCATGATTCTGGCAGGTTGGACCAAGGAAATTGGCGTGGTGGTGGCAGCCTTAATGCTCTGGACCTGCCTGATTCATCGACAGCACTTCAAACTCATGGGCTATGTCGCAGGGGTCGTGGCGTTACTCTGTCTGGTGCAATGGCCGACGTTTAGCGCGTGGATGACACTGCCGGTTCATGCGGGAGGATCGTCCTTGTCCTGGGCGGAGTTCTTTGGCACCCAGATCGGGGCATTGTTTCGCCTCTTAGCCTTGGTGGTCTGGCCGTTCGGGTTCACCGTGGATCATGATATGGCAACCCTGAGTTTATTATGGCGGTTTGTCGGAGGATGGTTGATCTTTCTGTTGGTTCTTGTCATGGTCAAGATGTGGAAGCAGGCACCAGTGTGGACGTGGGCGGGTGGCTGGATAGTCCTCTCCGTTTTCCCAC